TGATGGATGAGGTAACTGCGGACGCGCGCCGGCTGGAACTCCAACGACATGAGGATCGGGTCCTCGCTTGAGGGGTCAAGATCGGGGTTGACAGTATCGACCGCGGCCCCCCGGACGACCTTGTATTCTCGAACGCCAGCATCGTCGTTTCCGCCGGGGTACTCCCGACGACTTTCGATGTACAGGGTGGCTTCCAAGCGGTTATAGTCGTCTCTGAGGAGACCGTACGCGCTGGCGTCCTGCGGGTCGTCGTTCCCATTGACCGGAAACTGCTGAAGGTCGTAGGAGATGCTGGCGCTCGGGTCTTCGTCGCCACGATTGTGGTCAATGGCGTCGAAGGCACCGAGCGAGTCTTGACGACCGAGTTGTGCACCGGGGTCGGCTTCGAACTCGCGAATTATGTCGCTGAAACGCTCGAAGTTCGGGTCAGTGGGGAAGTCGCCGCGCTGCGGTTCGACAGCCCACTCGTACCGCCCGGGGAGCTGTCCGCTATCTGGGGTGTCGCTTGCTGTTGGGCTCATGAGTCAGGTGAGGTTGCTGGTTCGGTATCGGCTTCGCGTCGACTGAACGCATCGTAACTCGCGACGTACGCCTCGCCGACCTCGTGCTTGCACTGTGCAAGATTGTTTTCGGAAAACTCAAGTCGGTAGTCCGAGCGGTCGCATACCCGCTCATCTGCAGCGGACACGACATCGGCGTCGAAGAACTCGACGAGGGCGTCGTCATCTGTTCGGATGTGCATAATTAAGGGGTCCACGTGTATTTGAGCCGCGCCACCACCTGCTGCCGGTAGTGGACGGCGTCTCGGTCAGTGTCGTCAGCATCCTGCGGTGGTGATGCAGAAATCCACTCGTAGCCATCCGGTGGCTCGACGGTCGACGCCGCGAGGCATATCTGCTGGACTTCGGTGGCGAGTTCTGACGCGACGAGGTCCGGATGTACGTTAACATCCGTATAGGCGTCGTCGTCAATGGGGCCGCCCCAACAGTCCACAAGGATGCTGACGATAACGTCCTGGATCGGGCCGCCGCCGCCGCCATCCATCCCGGTGAACTGCGTCTGACCACCGCCCGGGACCTGTGGGTCCTCTGAAACGACGGCAATCTGTGGATACGAGTTCGCTCCGGTATAGTCGGCGTGGCCGATATCTGCCGACGCGGAGAACGCGACGGAGGCGACGCTATCGTCGAATCGATTCCGAAGAAACGAGACGAGGTCGTCGCTGACGTCCTCCATTGTCAGGCTCGCTCGACTGATAGAACGGTGACGCCACTGTCCTCCGGGAATGATGCGACGACCTCGTATGCTTGGCCATTGGGGTGCTTGAGCCGCGTCGGATATCCGTCAGCGTTGCCTTCTTCTCGAATCGTCGCCTCACCGACGAATCGCAGCTGGGTATCGGTCCGGACATTGCTCCCGTCGCTGTCGACATGGACATCCGGACGTGATTGACCTCGCTCGAGCACGGCAGTCACGCTCCCATCGTCTCGGTAGGTCGGGGTGTCTCGATTTCCTCCACTCCGGTCGGCATTTCTGACCGTGTAGGTATGCCCGCGGGATTCGATAAGCCGCTGTATTGGTCCGTGCATCTATACCTCCACGGTAGTGACCGACGCTCGCATCGCGCCGGTGTCAATCAAGTTCTTTTGCGTGATGATCCGGACGATCTCTGCCTCGACTGCGAGTGCCGTTGCTTCCACTAACCCCGCTTCGCCGACCTCGAGAACACCGCCGTCGACGAACTGCGAGACCAGACCGAAATCGGACTGCACCCGTTCTGCAGCAGGGCGGACGAACGGTCGGGCTTCCATCTTGCTAGTCCCAAGCTCGAGGTAAACGGCGTACTCGACGGTCGGACCGACGAGATACACCGTGTTGCCGTCGAACCGTGTTGAGATGTTTCTGAAGAGTCCCAACACATCGTCGAAGCCGGTTGCAGTAAGGGCGAAGGAAGCCATCTCTGGGGCTATTGTGGTGTGGTCTCGGTCACGCGTCCTCTCCGGGCGTCGCGCTGGTCACGTGCCGATCCGTATCTCGCCGGAGAGTTGCCGAATACCCGAACGTATCGCCAGGATCGAGGCGACGGACTCGTTTCTGGAGCGCCTTGATCTCGGAGGCTTCGTACGTGGTCGACGTCCGACCAGATTGCACCGTTTCGGCCCGCCGGTCACGCCCCTCCGCGATTCGGAGGGCCGCCAGCGCGGCCTCGAAATCCGCGACATGCTGGTCGTCCTCGAAGACAGTAGCTCGGTATTCGCGTTGCCACTCCCGCTCAATGCGTTGTAGTAGCGCCGCTATCGGCGGGTCGTCAAGATTGGTATCGATCTCAACGCGAACGTCGCTCGGGGTGGCTTCGGGCATGCGTGGTCATTCCCTTCGGCTTTCGACGGCGTCTTGAACGCCCACCCGGTCGGCGGCCGCGGCGATCTCCTCAAGGTGCGCGTCGACCTCGCCGGACTCGATGTCCTCAACCACGGCTTCCATCGGCGTCCGGTCGACGAAGGCCGCGGCGTCGAACGCACCATCCTCGTCAACATCGTCCTCGTCAACATCGTCCTCGTGGCCAGCTCCCCCGTCGTCGGCTGCCGAGTGGTCACGGACACGCTTCCCCACCGTGATGTGGGCGTCC